TGGGATGGGACGGTTGATGACTTTACTGATGCTGCGGGTTCCTATAACTTTGGTCAACGCCCCTTTGAAGGGACTGTTACCACTGGCTATAAAGCACTAAATACTTATAACCTATCGAATCCAACGATTGCTGATCCAAGTGAGCATTTTGGTAATACGTTGTGGTCTGCTGGTACTGCTCCAGTAACAGTTGATGGATTGAACTTTAAACCAGATCTTGCATGGATTAAGAATAGGACTGGTGGAACACATACGCATGTATTAACGGATAGCGTGCGAGGTGTAGATAAGCAGTTATACAGTAACCTTACAGACATAGAAGGCAGTCAATCTGATCAGGTTACTGCATTTACTGATGACGGATATACTCTTGGTGCTAATGCATCAGGTACTGGATCAGTTAACATTAGTGGATGTACGTATGTAGGTTGGAACTGGTTAGCAGCTAGTGCAGACGTCAATTCTACTGGTGTAGGTTCAATTGATTCAACATACAGAGCTAATACAGATGCTGGATTCTCGATTGTTACGTGGACTGGGACCACATCTAATGAAACAGTGGCTCATGGTTTGAATGCTAAACCTGATTTCATGATATGCAAGAAAAGATCAACAGGTGGTAATAGTTGGATAGTTTGGCATAAGGACATCGGTGATACTAAGTATTTAATACTTAACGGTGCAGCCGATCCAGACACTGACGCTACATTATTTAATTCACATACTAATGACAGCAGTACCGTATTCTCACTAGGTACAAATAACTCAATTAGTGATACTGATGACACAGCAATCGCATACCTATGGTCTGAAGTAGAAGGATATTCTAAGATTGGATCATACACTGGAAATGGAGTTGATGGTAATGGCCCATTTGTATGGTGTGGATTCAGGCCAGCGTGGATTCTGATTAAACGAACTGAGGCTTATACCCAAAATTGGATAATATATGACACTAAAACGGGGCCTTATAATGAGATATCTAATACATTATCTCCGAACCAAACTGTTGGTGAGACGTGGACTACTGATGATGAAATTGATGTAGTTTCAAACGGATTCAAACTAAGATCAAATAGTGGATTCAATAATGGCTCAACTAGCGCTATTTACATATTCGCAGCCTTCGCTGAAACACCTTTCAAATACGCTAACGCACGATAACTATGTTAAAACTAGACGGAAAGCCCCTACCTTATGATAGGGCATTTACACATAATGGATATCAATACCCAGCTAACTGGTTAAGACACGCTACGTTATCTGAAAAGAATGCAGTCGGTATTACTGAAGTATCAGATCCCCCTTGGTATGACCAGAAGTTTTACTGGGGAGTAGATAAACCTAAAGATATAGTAGAACTGAAGAAAAACTGGATTGCCAGTCAGAAGGCTACAGCAGGCTCTCTGCTGTCCCAAACTGATTGGATGATCATTCGTAAGGAGGAGGCCTCTACCGCCGTTCCTGGGGCCACACAGACGTATCGTACGGCTGTTAGGACTCAGTGTAAGAAGCGGGAAGATCAGATTACTGCTTGTGCTACTACAGATGAGCTTGCCGCACTGATTGGTGACGGTAAGCGTCAGGGTACTGAAAAGAAAGACTCTGACGGTAACTCCTTCGATCCAAAACAATATAACGAAATTGTTCTAGAGGCTTGGCCTACTGAATAATGGGCGATCCACCAATCTTTCCATCCATAAACCTCCCGACACAATTACTACCGAATCCACCCATACTTCCTAAACCTATCTTAGAAATACCTAGAGCAGAAGCTCCAGCGTATATACCTATGATTGCACCACCAGATGAGTTAAGACCTCCTGTTGGTGTACCTAGAGAAGGTGAGGAAGAAGTAACAGAAGAAGAGAAGACACAAACGAAACAGGAGAACCCTTTACCTGAAGTTCGCAGGATTAATATCCCTTGGACTGATGTAGAGATACCTGTTCCAAAAGAAGAGATTGTAGCAACGGCAGCAACCACTGCTGCAGTCTCTGTGGTAGCAACTTTAACAGCTACATCTCTCTTTAATTACTTGGTTAAGATCTTTAAACCTGTATTCATGCAGGCAGTAAAACGTATTCAGAAGAAATTTGGAAAAGACGGAGAGCCCACCGAAGGGACTGATAAACAAAATTAAACATGCTGTTGACGATAGAGACGAACAGCTAGCACTCATCGGCGTAATGGTGAGATTAATTGTATTAGTATGGAGTGGAGCAATCCTTACTCTAGCTTATATTCAACTACCAGCTTATTTAGCTATCCCTGAACAGAAGTTTGATCCTACCTTTATTGCTAGTATCTTTACTTCAGTAATTGGATCCTTCGGCTTGAATATCAATAAGAAGGATAAGAATGCCATGACTAAAGCTGACATGGAACAGATGATAGCTAAAGCTAATTCATCCCAAGGCTACCAAACGATCAGAGTAGTCACCCCGCTACAGATCAATGGAGCCGAAGTTGTTGAACCTACAAATGCAAAAGAATGAACAAATGGCTTTTACTCCTACTGTTGTTTCCGACAGCAGTAAGGGCAAATCAAATAACACCACAGTTCACCCAAGGAAGCATGCAGGCTACCACAACCACGACACAAGTTGTGACCGAAGTAATAGACCAAGAAGTCTTTGGAGGTACTTACAACAGTTGGTCAGGAACCAACGTAGTACCAAGCGGAGATATAACAAGCGCCAACACAACCTATACAGTACATACAGCAGGGGAACAGTATCAACTAGAGACTGTAACCAGACCTGCAGGAGTAGTAGAACAGATAGATATAACAAGAACAATTACTACAAACGCTGTTACTACATCCTTGTCGGTATTCTCGCAATAGGTAACCCAGCTATGGCTGAGGTTTACAATAATGCAGCACCGACAAGTACTGCAACAGGTAATGTTACTAACCAGGCGGTGCAGTTCCAGAATAGTGGATCACCGTCTAGACAGAACTATGGTGGTGGGATAGCCTGTAATGGTCCCACCATGACCTTAACACCATTTTATATGGGTAATGACACCATACCTTATGATAATACAAGTTACGTAACAAGTAACAACTGGGGTGCTCAACTTAACTTCATGGTACCACTTGACTGGGGAACAATTAATAGGTGTAAGGCTATTGCCAAACGTCAAGAGGAAAAGCTACGGCTAGACTATGAACTTGTAAGGGCACTTAAATGTGCAGAGTTACAACAGAAAGGATTTACATTTAGACCAGGATCACGGGTAGAACACATGTGTCATGATGTTGTACCAATAGCATTATTAAACAAAACAACCACTGAATAATGGAATTACTATTTTTATCAGAACCCGCCTTTTGGGTGATCGTTGCCTTAGCATCAGAACTGATCGCTTTGTCTCCACTTAAGGAGAACAGCGTCATCCAAAGTATTCAAACTCTACTCAATAAACTAAAGCCAAGTAAAGAAGAAGAGCGTAATGACTAAGAAAGCTACAGAAGACCAATTTAATGAGTTACACAATCTAGTTACTAAGGAGTTTCTTAAGAGGGTTAAGAGTGGTGAGGCTACCGCTCATGAACTCAAGGCTGCCTGTGATTGGCTAGTAAAGAATGATATCAGTGGTGTTGCTTTAGAAGGTAACCCATTACATAAGCTTGCAAGTGTTATACCACAAATAGAACCTGAACTTGTACAGAGGAGACTGTATGGCAAAAAGTACTGATTACTATAATAGTCATGCTGATGCGTTAAAGATTAAGAGAGCCTATGCTAAGAAGCATAATGCTAAGCCATCTGAAGTTGCTAGGCGTACTAAGTTAAACAAAGAAAACCGTAAGAGAGGTACCTATGGGAATGGCGATAACTTGGATGTCTCGCATAAACAAGGTGGAGGAACCAAGCTCGAAGCCCAAAGCAAAAACAGAGCAAGAAACAGAGGAAAAGCGTGAGGAGGAGAAAGTAGATGGCGAAACCGGATAAATTACTACTAAATGCTGTTACAGCTAACTTCTCTACTCCTGAAGGTCGTGAGGCTATATTCAAATACTATAAATCTAAAGGGTTAATGAGTGGCGAAACTTTTAAAGAATTCGCAGAGGATCTTCAGACAAAAATCAGCGCACGTAAAGGTAGACCTAAAGATATATTGAGGAAAATTCTTGGTAAAGATTATGGAGGTATACCATTAACTATTACGGATAAAGGTCAAATCGGTGTAGATCATTATAAGTATGGAGATACGATACCTAGACCACTTGAAGATTATCTTACAACCTTAGTAGGTAAAGATGATGTCAAGACATTCAAGAGAGCATATGGTAAAAAATGGGCTGATATGAGCACTGAAGCTCAGCAGTTATTTGAGAAATATGGTATTAGATTTGATCGTGGTCATTACACAGCTAATTACAAAGGTGGTGCAAAATTATTTAATTCTTCATTAGAAAGAGCATATGCTAATCAAGCACATGGTGCCCTACACCGCTCTATGCATAATGAAGCAGCTCAAAACCTACTAACAACAGGTAGATCATCAAATTGGCTGGAGGACTTTTTCCA